GTCTAAACTCTAATGGTGACCTATACATTGGTAACCGTAAGATTGATGCTATCACAGGCGAGGAAGTATTCCTAGAGTCCGCTGCTCTCGTTGACTCTGAAGATCCTGATGATCTCATTGATAGCCTCGTCACGACATTTGACACTCCTGTAACATTCAACCAGAATATTACAGTTAATGGTGGTGATGAAGGTAAGTTAGTCAATACATTTAACTCACCTGTAACAGTTAATGTTTCTAGTGGTTTGGGTCTAAATTCCCTTACCATCCTATCAACTGTTAATCCTAATGCAACTCCAGTTGGAGATGACGAGACACTTGATAGATCTGCACAGCAGGGCAATCAAATGACCAACGGTGACATTGTTCTTAATAAGAACATGATCGCTGCTTCTATCTTCCAGTTCAACCCACGTGGTTCTAATGGATTTGCACAAGGTTATAAGATTCAGAACCATGTTGTAGCATCAGAAGGTTCTAATGCTACTCCTTCACAAAGTGCAACCGATAAAGATTACTTTGATAATACTCAGGTAGTTCGTTATGGTACTAATGGTCCTCTACCTGTACCTGGCGACATCTTACTTAAGGGTGATAGTGTTGGTTCATCTGGTTCTATTGGTTGGATTTATGCTAACTCTTACTATGTACTAGGAGATCAAACTGCTAACAATCCTGACCAAGTATTCAATGTTGTATTTGATGGTAGTAATCTAGTTAGAATTAACTGGAAGAATGCTAAACAGAATGATTCCTTCGGTCCTAAGATTACATCTGCTACTAAGATTAGAATCAAGGATTGTAGTGTACCACAACTCAATGGTGTATTCAGCGTTGATCCTAATACATTCAGTTCTACTAATGATTACATCAAGATTGTTATTGGTGCAAATGTTACTAACTCTCCAATTGTTTGGAACAATGAAGTTAATGCTTCTATGGAGTATGCTGATACTTCATGGAAGGAGTGGGGTGTTCTTGGTTCTGAGGCAATCAGAACAGAAACATCTACACTAACTGATTACAGAGTTGGTATTAACACTGTCGCTAGATCTAGCAACACAGATGCTTGGAAGACTTCATTCGTTAATACTTCTACTGCACCTAAAGCTAACCTAGATGTTGAAGGTAATGGTATCATTACTGGTTATAGCATTACATATGCAACTGGTAATCGCTCTGCCATGGCAAATGCATTCATGGTTGGTACTGCAACACCTAATGATCTAACACAATCTTCTGTCTTCCGCATCAATGCTGCCACCAATCGTGTTGGTATTAATGTATCTGATGATGGAACTGGTTCTACACAACTTGATAGAACTCTTGTTGTTAATGGCAATGGTAGATTCACCAACGATGTTAAGTTTGAGCAAGACATTGATGTCAATGGTGGTGGTCCTGGTGCTGCTAATACTGCTGAGATCAGAACTTCTATCACCGATGGAACGTTTGAGTTCATCATGGACAACACATTTGTTGGTCAACATGATGCTTATGCTTCAAGTGTTGGTGGTAGTAATGGATTCAAGATGGCTGGTTATGCCAAGAACATTGAATTTGGTAATGAGCAATCAGCAATCCAAGAGTTTGAAATTGGTAACAAGGCAAATAAGAGTTTCGTTGACCTAGGTGCAACTCCTGATGGAGATGGTACTAACGCACACATTTCTAGAATTTCTATTGGTGGTGCATTTGATAGTACTGAAACAGATTCCTATACACAGATTAATAACAAGGAACTAAAAATTGCTGGTGACATTCTACTTGGTCAAGTTAAAGACAAAGCAACTGGCACTAACACAACCAGAAGAGGTGCTGGAGACACTGCGTTCTTCAGATCAACTGCATCTAAAGTCTCTCTACTAGGAGACAACAGTGCAACAACAATTGTTGATTTTGCTACTAATGCATCACAGTTAACAATTGCTGGTCAGGGTGGTAACACCAGAATTAGAAACAATACAACAATTGATGCTACTTTAAGAGTAAACAGTGACATTGTATTGTGTGGTGGTCTCAACAACTTCTCATTCACTGCTGATAGAAAGCAAGCAGGTTCTAAATCTATTATCGCACATACCAATGGTATTCTCGGTAATAATCTTTATAATAAGAATGTAGATATTCTTGATGTCCTAAGAGTTAATGCACCAACAACTACTCCTGTTGGTAACAAGACTGCTTATAACAGAATTGATACTAGTGGTTCAGGTACATGGGGTGATGCAACATATAGTCAAGCAATTCCACAAGCAGGATTGCCTGCTCTACCTACTGGACAATATTACTTACCACTTAAGTTTAGTCCTTTCAATAATGTAACCACTGCTAATCCTGATGGAGATCAGTATTTTAATGAGAATGATATTCTTCTCATTGACAGTGCTGAGACAGCAACTGGTCATGCTGAATTTGTTAAGATCGTTTCTCTACCAAGAATCGTATCAACAAATGCACCTTACTATATTGTTGTAACTAGACAACCATTTGGTTCATTTACCAACATCTCCACAACACATGCTGATACAACACCAATTTATAAGGTAACTGTTCAGTTAGATTCTACTTGGATTACAACTGATATTGATCAGAGTGCTGGTAATAAGACAATCAATCTATCACAATTCGGTGGTAGTCTTGATGTTGCAGATTATGTAATCATCTCACGTGCTGATGGTACTCCTGCAAATGACGGTATTGATGACGAAGGTGAAATCTTCAAATTGACAACTGTAATTAACGCAGTTGCGAAAAAATTATCCGTCAAAAAAGGATGTGATTCTGCTTCAGAGAAAACAGTATTTGAAGTTGATTCAATTACTGGTAGTGTTACTATCGGTGATGGAACTGAAAATACAAATACTCTAATCAATGGTTCACTAAGTCTCAAGGGCAAGTGTGCTGCTTCTGATAATGTCTACCCATCTACTGATTTTGCTAACAATAGTAAGTTTACTCTCAGTAATCAAGAATTACCTGTATTCACCGTTGATGTTTGCACTGGCGATACTGTTGTAGGTCAAGCTGCTGGTACTGTATTTGTTGTTGGTCAATACTATGGATCAACTGCTGCTGCTCATGATGAGACAACAGTTGTTACATCATATGTTTACGATGCAACTTCAATACAAGCAACTGGTGCTATCACCACACTAGCAAATGCTGTTGGAACGGGTGATTATGACATTCCTATTTCTAGTAATGCAGATGCATTCCAGAAGGATGACATGATCGCTATTATTGATGGCGATAGTAATATTGAGATTCTTCTTATCACTGATGATCCTAGCACTAATGCACAAGGAACTTCAATTCTACCAACAATTTATAATTCTGCATATCCTGCTGGAACATATCCTAATGGTGGTAGAGGTCAGGAAGATACAGCAGTTGGTGGTTCCACTGGTGGAACATGGAACGCAGGTGCTGTTGTTGTTAAACTCAAGAAGTTTACTGAGACAACATCACTTATCAATCCAATTCCTGCAACTGGCAGAACCGCTGTTGAATCACCAAATCAAAATGGTAATAAGATCAGAGTAAGACTAAAGAATTCTAATCTTGTTTCTGATAAGTTAGACTATGTTCAGTTCCTCAAGTTTAAGACTGGTACTGATGTTGAGTGGTTCTATCCTGATAGTATTGACGGCAATGCTGATCAACTATTTGGTGTAAGAACATCTAAGTCTACAAGACTTGATTCTAACGGCAACTTCCTTGCTTCTGGTACTCACACCAGATACTTTGGTGGTGGTGCTCTCAAGGTTCATGATCATGTTGAAATGATTGGTGGTAACCTCAGAATGTATGGTTCTGATGGTGAAACTCTAGTCTTTAACGTATCTAACGATGATGACCACCTAGGTGATGGTGCTGTTCTTGACGAAAAGACAGGCGTCATGGGCATGTACGTCAATGGTGGAGCAATGATCGGTGGTGATCTTAAGGTCATCTATGAAAATTGTCAAACCAACGGAATATGTAACAAAGACATCCAATTCCAAGTATTTGGTAGTGATGGTTCTGTTAACATGGGTGAGAAACTTTACATTAAGGGTCAAGTTTCTGCTGGTGGTAACTCACAAGAACCAATCTTACATATTGATAACCTCGGTGCTGCTGGTAACGCTACAACAGGACCAAGAGACTTTAAGATTTATCAAGATTGTTCAATTGATGCCTTTGGAATCGCTCGTTACTTCACTAGAAACGGTGGTCGCAGATATACATATGTTGAGCAGTCACTTACTGGTATTGGTCAAACACAGGCAAACCCACTACAACCTAATAACAACTATCTAATTAATACAAGCACTGGTTCTAACATCGTAATGTATCTACCTGAATATGCAGAAACAGGTGACATGATTAGATTCGTTGAGGTTAGTGGTAACCTAACATATAATACAAGTCTAGTAATTAGAGCACTTAAAGTGAACAACGTCCCAGTTGCAATCCAAGGTGATACATCTGGTACTAAGATCCAAGCAGGTGCTGGTCAAATGACTACCGCATGGGATAGTGGTGAATTGGTTGTTCAAACTAGAAACGCATCCTTCGGTCTAATTTATGTTGGTCCTACTGATGCTGCTGGTGATCCTAATGCATCTACAGTTCCATCCAATCTACGTGGATGGTGGTTAACCGAACTCTAAAGATATGGCACAATTCTACAATTCAATTAAGTCCATGAAATCCGCTCGTATCGGCACTATCATGCCGTGGGGCGGTGATGGTAACGAGGGATTTACTCCTGCCAACTTACCTAAAGGGTGGATTGTATGTGATGGTCAGTTAAAAGATGCAATTGATTTTCCTTTACTTGCATCTGAACTTGGCAACACTTATGGTGGGGATTTAACAGGAGATTTCCCCAACTATGCTGGTCAATTTAAACTTCCTAGTATTGGAAATAAAGTTTTGATTGATCTAGAGAAAAGCTATCTAAATGAAGTTAAGTATCAAAATGGTCAAGCAGATGCTTCATCAGTAGTTGGTCATCTCATAGGGGATGGTGATGGTAATGATATAGCAACTGACTTTGGTCCTGATGCTGTTCCACCAACATATAACGCATTTGCTGATATTGATTTTACTTTTAATGATCCAAATATTCTATTAGCAGGTAGATTTACAGGACAAACAATCAGTGAGCCAGACTTCTTTACTAGTATTAGTACAATTAATAGAAAATTAGGTATTAATCATACACCAGCACACCAACATACAGAAACTTTTCAGAGTGCTATTGCTGGATTTGTTGGACCTCAAGTTTTTGATACATCTGAAGTTGTTATTGGTGGTACTGATAGTCACCCCAATGCATGTAGTAGTCTAATTAAATCTAGAAATAATGAATGTGAAATCTCAGGTGGTAACGCAAAAGCACCAAGTTGGCAAAATGGTGCTACCTTTATATCATACTATGGGGATGATGATCATGAACATACATTACCAGTAGCGACTAAATTTCATGAATTTTTGAATGATACTGGAAAAGATTATTGGTCGGCAGTGCCAGCACCATCATGGCATGATGGTACTCCAACAAGAAATAGTCCTCAAGCAGCTACACAAACTGTAAATAGACCTGCTGTAGGATCTTACACTGATTCATTTACATATGAACCATTTGATAACGATCCTACTACAAGCACAAAACCAAATCATTATCATCCAGCATGGGGTGGACACCATCCAAGACCAGCACTTAATAGTAATTTAAGAAATTATTTTGGTGCTTCTACTGGAGTAACTTTAGGTGGTCTTCCTGATCATCCAGAAGGACCAGGTGGGCATTTTACTGTTACTGGTGTTGTACTTAGTGCTAATACTGATGAAATTGTATTACCAGTAGGTACAGATATTAGAACTACTAAAGTAGAGGGATCAGAGACATATTATATTGAAGATAAAGTTCGTGCCTTTAAAATGATTACTGGTCCAGGTATTGCACCAGGCACTCATGTTACTAAAGTTACCAGAACAGGTAATGATGTTGCAAGCTATATTTACACACTTCAGTTGAGTGAAAATACATTGGATACGGTTCCTGCTACTAGTACTCTTGTTTTTAAAGAAGGAACATTCCCATCTACTTTGAATAATATTGGATCTTTGGATCCTAATGATTCAACATTCAATTCACATAATCATGGAACAATTGATTTACAAATGTCTGGTGGATCTCTAAAACCACCACCAACATTTGCTGTTGGAAACATTGGACTAGGTAATGTTGTACCACAAAGCGAGGATAATGCACTAAATATTACAGTTACTGTCTCACAACCAGCAATGGCAACAGTGTATATAATTAAGGCATATTAATATGGCATCTTTATATTCAAAAGAAAGGGGTAAGTATGGTAATATTTCAGGGCAAATAATTATTTGGCCTGTTGAGATTTCTGGAACAATTGATGCTGCGGATGCTAAAAAAGATTTACCAGGTGGATATTTAAGATGTGATGGCAGCATTTATAATGCTGTTGATTTTCCACAACTTGCTGCAATTTGTGGCACAGGAGAAACTGGTAAATTTGTTAGAAGAAATCTTGCTGGTGAAGCATTACAATCAGTAAGTGATGAACAATTTGTAGTACCAGATCTAGGATCTAAATATCCAAAACCAACTGGCAGTGCAGGTGGTGGTGGAGTATATCAAAATATTAGAGTTGTTACAGCATCTGACGTTGAAAAAAGTCGTTCTGGCATTGGTATTGAAGCAGAAGCAATTGCTGCTCAAAATGGTATAATTAATGTTGAATATACTGGTAATTTTGTTATCCCATCTGCTGAAATGCCGATGAGAGGGAGACCAACATGGACTGTTGGTACATTATCTGGTAAGAGAACGGAGAGTGAAACAGTTGATTCTAGTGCATTGCATGGACATATGCACTTCCATACTGGTACTAGAACCAGATTGAAAGCTAGATCAGAGGTTGATGAAGATAGTCCTAGCACAGTCTTAGATCCAACACCAGCTGGTCCAGTTGGATTCATGAATGCTTCAACAATTCCTTTACATAAATGGATTGTTGCTACTTCAGATCCATCTACAAATAATTGGCCAGGTAATAAACAGAAACCATGTAAAGCGATTGCATCAAACAAGCAACAATCAAAAGCTCATGGTGGAGAAGGTAAGTGGGGTTACAGGAATTTTAACACCACTCCTCTTGCTTGGAGTAATGCATGTATTAATAATAACCAAGATATTACAGATACTTGGAAATATTATTGTTTACTACCAAATGAAGATTATCTTGAAGCCAATGGTGTGAATACAGAAGGTGGTGGTGATGCTACAAGAGCATGGAAAGATTATCCAATCAGTAGTAATACAGGTGCATATAATTTATCAGGTGATACTTCAACTCAAGTCACTCTTGATGTGGCAGCCAATGCAGGTCTTTTCTGTTTTATGACAACAACGAATGACAAGAAAGAAAAAGATGTAGATATTGATGCTGCTTATGTACCTAATGGTCCTGGTGTTCCAGATGACTGGAAAGACACTAGTTGGGCAGATTCAATGCCACTACAGATGAATGATCTCCATACGTTTGCTGGTGATGATGTATCTCCTGCTACGATTAATGAGTTTACTCAAACTAATCCATTATATGGAGGTGGAGTAGATCCAACAGAACATTTCCACAAAGTTGATTTAGAAAAAGAAGATCATACATATGTTTTGAAAACAGAATCTACTGAAATTTCAGCAGATCTATTAAAAACACAATTGCAGTTATCTACAGACGATGCAAGGTCAGTAGATAGTGTAGTTCAACCATTTATTGTTTTAGAATACTTAATTAAGATTTGATCAATGACGATTACACCTGCTCCATCATATAGAAATACTAGACAGAATTATTATACAGATAAAGCATCTGATAATCATCCTCTAGGTGCTATTGTCAATACATTTAAGGCAATTACTGATGTATATGATAATCAATATACACCATTAACTGCTTATACTGCTGTTAGTGGTAATGCCAATACCCCTACAAATCCTGAGTACCAGTATCCTGGTTACTTATATTGTGATGGGTCTGAATATGAAATTAGTGATTTCCCTGCATTATATTCCATCATTGGCAATGATTATGGTGGAACTGCAAGACCAGGTATTAATCTTATTAATGGTGGTAGTGGATACAGCAGTGGAAGTGGATCAACAATCTACACACAGATCGGTCTTGAGAGTTATACTCAAACACATAATGCACCAATTCTGTTTACACAGACAGAAGATGATGCAGTAGGTGGTGGTAATCAATTCACTTGGTTGACTGATTACTACAATGCTATTAATGCAATTTCTGCTAATGCTACAGCAACTCTAACATCAGTTCTATATGGAGGACACGAAGGGTTTACAAAACAAACACCAGATGGTGTTACACTTCAGACTGCAATTAGAACTGCTTTTAGTTCTAGTGCTGGAACTACTGCTATTACTGCACCCACACCGTTTACTATCACTCCAGCAAGTAATCAATCAGCTACTATAAATGGTACATCTTACCCAGTTATGGGTAGATTGTATGTTCCTACAAGTCTAGGAAATTCACTTGATGTTGTAGTTGCATTCCATGGAACTCTTGAAGAGAACCCTAACGGTCCAGATATTATTGATGCAGCACTGACAACGCTTCAATCACTTACCAATCAAGATACTGTTAATTTAAGAGATAAGATTATCTTCTCTGTTGCATATCCTCAGGATCATATTTCTAACACAAGACAGTTTAATCTAGGTGGTGTTGGAACAGAGGAATCAACATTCTTGATGGGAGATAACTTACCTTGGGCGAGAGCAGCAGTTAAGTGGGTTAAGAATGATTTGAATGCTTATATTGCAGCACAGGGTGGTTCTCAAACTATTAACGATGTTTATCTCTTTGGTCACTCTCAAGGTGGTAAACTTGTCAGTAAGATTAACACCTTAGATACTGGTATTGCTGGTGTAGTTGCAAATGCTCCTGGTCCTATTCAGTTTGACCAAACTTGTTCTATAGCTGCAAATGCAGCAGGCACAACTTGCTCAAAAGTTTCTGCAATTCATGGTCCTGTTGGTACTGGTGGATCTGGCACTACAATTACATTTGATGCCGCACCAGCAGGTGGACAAACTATTCAAGCATCTTTAGTAGTTGATCCTAGTGGTACAGTTATTGGTGTAAATCCAACTAATCTAGGATTAGGTTACACTTCAGAACCATCATATACTATTAATAATGCAGGTGGTGGTTCTGGTCTTCAATTAGAAATTAATCTTAATGATGATGGAGCAATTGAATCTATTAATCAGGAGAATGTATTTAATCATTGGGGTGAATCTAGAAGTTTAGGTACGTTTAAAGTACCTGATCTTAAGACTAGAAAAGTTGTTGGATATGGTAATGTTTATGGAGCTGGAACTCCTAGCATTGGGTTGATTACACTCGGTGCTGGTGCTAACAATGGTATTGTCAAGCAAGGTGGATCATGGTATTTTGATAAGCAATCTCAATCAGGATATTTCGCTCTTGGTTCAATCACCACAACTGGTTATACTGACATCAAAGATGATGTATCAACACGTATAATTGGTAGTCAAAAGGTACACGTTACAATGCAGGAAAGAAGACTGCAACGAGTACCCGATCATACTCATTTCGTTTATCATACAGCAGCAGATGAAACTTTCCAGTTTCGTAGTGCTATCTCTGGTGATAGGTACTTAGTTGATTATAGTAATGCAAATGCACGTTTAATGGGTTGGTCACCTATTGGTGGATTACATTTCCAACATAAACATGGTTTATCTAAATCAGCTATCGCAGAAAGAGAAACTGCAACATATGATGTATTTGACTGGAGAGGTGGTGCTGAAGGAACTGGTAGTATTAAATACACAGCACCAGATTATTATTTCGCATCAGGTGGTTCTTCATCTGGAACATGGGAAACAGTAACAGAAACTGCACCATCTATGTTCAGAACATTTGTTGGTAACCCACCACCAGGTACAGGTTCTGTTATTGGTGGTAGAGAAATTAGAACTGGTGGTAGAGAAATTCTTAGTTACGTTCAGGATAACGTATATACTGGTAATTCATCTATTTCATTCCCACCAGCTTATAAGGTCATGGAAGTTGAAATCCACGGTGGTGGTGGATCTGGTAGCGATGGAACACAAGCAGGTAATGATGGCAACCCTGTAAACTTTAAAGTTGTAGCAGGCAGCACATTAATTGATATTACTGCAAATGGTGGACAAGGTGGAGGAAAATCTAACAATTATACTAGTGGTGGTGATGCTGGTACTGTCACAAAGGCAGGCAGTAATGTAAATAAGGGAGATTTCACCTTTGACCAAGGAATGGATGGAACCGCTGGTCAAATTGGACCTGGTGCAGGTGGTAAGTATCCTGGTGCATCATATCCAACTAATCCTAATCAAGCAGGTACTGGTGGTGTCGGTTTACATGATAGTGGAAACTATGGTGGTGGTAGTGATGGTGTTCATACACAACTAGGTGGCACACCAACATCATCATCAGTCAACATTTCTGCTGGAAGTTTGCAGACCGTAAATCTATCAACATCATCAGAATTTAGTGAAATTAAATTTATTATTAGAGGTGGTGCTGGTGCTGATTCTCAGCAAGGAACTAGTCCATCATTTACTACGTATAATAATGTGCGTGGTGGAGTTGGATCAAATGGTACAGTGATGACACTTGAATGGAAGAATCCTGGAGCAACAACTAATTATCAGTTCCAAGTTCAAGCAGGTGGACAAGGATCACGTAGTTCTGGTTCTAATGGTGATGGACAAGGTGGTTCTGGTGGTTCTGGATATAGTAATTCAGGTGGTAAGCGTGGTGGTGATGGTGCTACTGATGATGGCGGTGGCGGTGGAGGTGCTTCCGTTGTTCTTTATGGAGGATCAATTATCGCTGGTGCAGGCGGTGGAGGTGGAGGCGGCGGTCTTCAAAACCACCCAAGTTATCCATATAATGGTCGTGATGGAAGAAGTGCTAGTACATTATACTCAACAATTGCTTCTGGAAACCTATACACAGGTGGTGGATCCATTGGTGGTAACTACGGTTGCGTAGGCGGCGGTGGTGGAGGTGGAGGCGGTGGCGTCTCTAGCAGCACTTCTGGTGGTGGTGGATCTGGTGGTATTGGTGGTGACCCTACTGGATCAGGTGGTGCTGGTGGTCATGGTGGTGGAGAAGGAGGAAGAGCAGGTCAATCTGCTGCTAACCTTACTCACTTTAACTTTATCAATGCTACTTCAAGTAATGGTGGACAAGGTTCAGTAACAATTGAGTATACAGAAGACAATAGTGCATGGTCACCTGGCGGTGGTGGCGGTGGTGGTGGAGCATATGTTCTTTATAAGATTGAAAAGGATGATATGCCAGGTGCATCTGGTGCTCAGATAACATTTAATCAAAGTGCTGCTTCTGGTGTCGGTGGTACAAGTAATGGTCAAGTCCCTTATGCAAGAGTTGGATTTGGTGAAGTCACTGGATATGAAGGTGGTTCAGTTAGTACATCAGTTGGTGATATTATTGTTGATGCAAATGATAGTACAGACATTTTTGCTTCTGGTGCTGGTAATGGTGCAGGTGGTGGATTCAAACTACCAACTACACAAGTTCCTGAAGTTGAATTTGTAGGTGGTGGTGGAACAGGTGCTGCTGCTACTGCTGTTGTATCTGGTGAGAAAGTTACATCTATCACATTAGATAATGGTGGTTCTGGATATGACGCTGCACCAGTTGTTCGTATTAAACATGGTGCTGGTACTCGTGCATTTGCTACTGCTACTGTAGATGAAGCTACCAAAATTATTACTAGCGTTGCATTATCTCCCCTATTAACACCTGAAGCATATAATTCTGGATGGGGATATGTTAAACTAAGTGGTAGTGATCTAGTAAGATATATTGTTGTAAAAGAAGCAGATTGTACAAATGTAAAACGCTTCAATATTAAAGTAGCACGTGGTAATGGTCTTAATGGTGGTAACAGACCAGAAAATGGTGGTGATGAATTAAAACTCTATTACAATACTGATGGAAGTCTTAACTTTACCCAATTCTTAGGTGTTATTGTTCCTATTCCAACAGCGGCAGAAATTAACACTCAATATGATGGCACTGGTAGTGGTACTAATCCAACCAATTGGTATTGGTATGGTATTGATTTACCAACTGCTGCACAAAAACCAAATGTTCGGTTTAAAATTGTACAAGACAGAAATCCTGCTGGTGCATCAAATGATAATACAGGTGATACTGATCACTATGGTATTTGTGATTTCATCTATGAATATAATGAGACCACTGAACTAAAATTTATTGCTGCTGGTGGTAAGATGTCAGCAACTGCTATTGATAGATTGTCATATGAAGTAGAGGGTGCTGCAAATGCATTCTATTCATCAGGTGCCACTGGTAATGATGCTACGTTTACACTATCATCACAGGTAGCACTTGTACCAGATGCAGCAATTGAACCTGACATTAATGTACCAGTGGTTGAATCATACCATTTATGCAAATATTTAATCAAAGCGTTCTAAATACACAAGGAACATATATCTAACATGGCGACTTCAGAACTATTATTGCAAGTAGATGCAATTCAGAAAACAGTTACATATAAGAATGTAACTAAAAACATCACAGATACATATTGGGCAGATGAGGTTGTTCCTACAATCTATCCTTTATGGGATAGTGATAAAGATAAACTAGTATTGTTTGCATACTACAATGGTGGCGAATACATGTGCCAGAAACGTAAGTATAGCAAGAATTTCAAAACTGGTGAATTCTTTTGGAATGACTATGAGATGACTGAACTTGCTGATTCTGAAGCAACCAAGGTATATGATAAATTTAAAGAAGCATTCTTCATTGCTGATTCATTAGAGGAAGAAGAATATCAAACAACTTTCACTAAGATCTATAATAAGACTTCTAGTGTTAGTTGGTTGTCTGTTAGATTAGCACGTAATTTCCTACTAAGTGAAACTGATTATGTTTTCATTGAAGATTCTCCTATCAGTGCTGATGATAAGGAACTATACAAGAAGTATAGAAAGAAACTAAGAGATGTTCCTAGTGATGCTGGAACTACAGATCCTGTTGGAGTTAAGTTTCCCATCAATCCATCATATTATAAGAATATTATCTTACAGAAGGATGCTAGTGCAGAATATTTAGAAACTAGTGATCAATTTGTGACATTAGCATCTACATATTTTGCTACTTTCAAAGAAAAAATTGCATCTTATTTAATTGTATCTGAATTAACTGAAGGATTATATAATAAAGCATTCCTTTCTTCATTAGAAGCAGAGGGTGTGGTTTATAAGAAAGATGATCCCAACTATGGAGGATTCGCTCCAGTCAGTGATGAGGATAAGAAGACCACTACTGATGTTTTAGAGCAGTTACTAAAACAAATTGAGGAGGAAGGTTAATGCAAGTACTTAATATTTGGGATACACTAGAGTGTTATTGTAAGACAAATAATACATGTGTAATCTATTTCACAAATGAAAAAATCAAGACTGCTGATGATGCTAAGAAAGCAGAAGTATGGGCATGGTATGAAGAGTTTGCAGAGTCTGACGTGTTGGATGCAATGAAAACACTTGGTGACTGGGATATGATTCCAGTAAGGAATGTTGATCAAGCAATTGCTAATGCCATTGCATGGTTCCCTAAGAAAGAAGATTGTCCAGACGAGTATCACCATTGGGTCTGTCATATTATAGGCACAGATGGTGATTTTGAATGGAAAAATGTGGACAGTGTACCATCCAATTCTTAAACTGTCACATAGGTAGTTGCATTGGTGTTTAGACTGGTTATAATAGCACCGTGTCTACACTATTACTACATGAAACTATCTCTTAAGAACACAAAGGCAGAATTATTTGATGCCGTTCAAAAGAGTGATGATATTCGTCAAGAGCGTAATTTCCTCGCATATACACTAGGTGTTGTATGGATCTGGGGGTTACTGTTCTAGGACAGTTCAAAAAGTGTCACAGGGGGTGCTCCAGCACCCCTTTTTTTGTGTATACTAATAAGGTATTCAACAAATCACCATGATTTACGAACTCCAAGAAGACATTCTTTATTGCCAAGATGTCCTCGGTTGTGATGCTGAAGAGACTAACGATCTCATCACTGCTGCTGAACGTGTTGGTACTCCCTCTGTTGAGTATTTTGCTGATGAATTCATTTTCATCGCAGAGGGTTGTGATGATATCATCAAGTATCATACTGATGAGTATCTTAATCTCAATGCATTCAATGAATTGCATGGTATCTATTTTGAGGAGGTTGAGTAATGGTACACTCTGACTTCTTTGGTATGTCTTTCTGGTTGGATGACAACAATGATTTGATGTACTGTCCTACATTCAAAGGTAACAAACCAGATCTTGATAATGCTGGTTACGTCTGCGAATGGGATGATTGGGAAGGGGTTGACTTTAATGAACTCTTTGCTATAGTATCAAAGTTAGTGACACTACAACAACTGGCAGCATGAAAACAGTTACCATTCACGAACGTTTCCCGTATCGCTACGTACAATGTGGTACAATAGAACTCAACGGTATGCCTGACTATCGTATTCAAAAGTATGATGAGTGGACTAAGAGGTATAAAGACATGTATCTCTTAGATAATTCAGTTCAACTGGATTATGCTATGGAAGACTTTGAATACACTAAATGGTTAGATCCTGCTCGTGTTCCCTGTTACATCAAAGATCGTGTTTTCAACTAAATTACTGAAACTTGCTGTTGATCGTGCGTTGGGTAAACCAACAAAGGATCAAGGTGAGATGTTTGAGGAACTGTATTCGCATTATATGAATGATGCGAACAGTTCCACTTTGCGTGAACAGATTACTGCTGCTGTTGCAGGGTGCAAGACTATTCCAGGAAAATTAGGTAGAGATGCCATTGATATCAATGGTGTTGAAAAAGAGATTAAACCTAAGAATTTTACAGGTAAACGTACTAATGGTGGTGGTTGTTTCAACGACTACACTAGAGCACGATTCAATAAAGATTCTGGTGTCAATTTACCTATTATATCTTCACTATTTGCTGAAGGTATGCTAATGTATGTTGTAGAGTTTAGATTTGATTCTATCTCTGATAGATTAGATCAACAAATTGTTCGTATTTGTGAGGAGCAGGGCAACAGATATGTTCGCTCTTGCTCTTGGACATATGCACAATGGATTGATGATCCTGATCTTATAGTTCACTACATAAACAAGGATCTACTCAAAGAACATGCTCACTATGGTGAGGGTGTTGTTGTGGGTCCATTATATAAAAAACTCATGAAGTTGTAAAATGCCAGTTTATAGAGACTATGAGATTAGAATTAATCTCAACGAATTGATTGAGCAGAGAATTCCTTGCTGTGATCTATTACATCCTGATCACTGCTTGACAGAATCTCAAATTGCAGATATTGCACATGATATTAACATGGATCTAAATTTGCATCCAATCTATCATCAAATTGATGATCATATCATGCGATATGTAAATGCTGCACATATTGAAAACTCAGACCACTGGGTTGAAAACAGACTACCAGATCTAGAGGAATAACATGTCATCTAAAGACCAAAGAACTGTTGATGATTTTGAATCAACATATGATAAATGGGAACGTGCTAAAGGTCTCTTTATTGAGTCATTGTACAAACCTGATCATGAACTTCGTGGTTGTGCTCACAATCAGAAATGTTTCTATGAACTCATGGCAATTCGTGATGAGGTAGTAGAAATCGCACGTGAGATGGTAAATCCACATAAAATGGTAAACAGTGGAATTCCAACACTACCTGATACACAACTACCAGTAGATTCGTTTGTTGAATCAAAATCATATGAATATGCTGCTGATATCACAATGCGTGATATTGTACGATTTCAACGTGGGAATTCTCTATGAGTCAATTCCCATTTAAAGTGGGTGATCATATTGTAACCAAAGATGGCGAAGCAGGTTACATTGCATTCATAGATCACGCATATCTTACATTATGCATACATCAATGGGAAAATCCAGATGCTATGTGGGGATTTAATCAAGTAAAATTGGTGGTGTTTAGGGAAGACTGGAAGGATGCCAAAAAAATATACAAAGGAACAGATACTTGAACAACTGAGAAATAATGAAGATGACTATTGGTGTCTCCCTCAGTATGGATTGATTGCTGATTGGTATCTTCGTTACTGGTATCTACATATTG